TAAGGTTGAAATAAGTTCTTTTGCTGGATAATCAAAATATCTTATTTTATAACCCTTCCTTTTTAATTTATTGGAATATTCTTTCATCGAAGCTCTGTAAATAACTAACTTGTTTTTATGGAATTTTATTTTACGTTTTGGATCCATACCAAAAAATACTGGATCTTCGATAAAATATAATATTCTATCCTTTTTAATTAGTGGATTTTCCTTCAAGATATTAATTGGATAAATAAAGGAAGCTTCCATTTAGTTATTATGTTGAAAAAAATAATGTGTTAATTGTTGTCATGTATCAAATACTATTTCTACCATTTTATTATTACTATCAGGAATACCAAGTCGGCGAAGAACCATTTCTTGATTAATACAAAGTCCATCTAAATTTGTGAGAGTTCCACAATAAAAGTCACCAACTTGATTATTTATTTCTAGATTAAGAAGTTTTCCTATAACTAAAGTTGTTAAAGTTGAATGAGCACTTGTTGCTAATTGTTTTTTATTACCTTCACAATCATCTATATGAGGACTTATATATCCCTCCATCATAATAGTAAATCTTTGTACAGACCCATTAACTTTAGCTACAACATTAATCATATCACCATGAATTACTCGAGTTACGCGACAAACACATTTAAATCCAGTTAAATTGAATTTAGGTGTATCATCATTGTATTTCCATAAATTTTTATTTTTCCAATAGAGATATTTGTGACGAATAAGTTTTAATAATAATACCATTAACATAAAAATAAAAATACCTTTAAAATCTTAATCAGAATACATTGTTCTGGATATTTTGGTTAATACCATTTTCAACTAAAACTTCTATAATATTTTCATTATTACATAAAAATGCCCAATGTAGAGCTGTATTACCATCATTATTTTGAATATTTAAGTCTGCACCAGCTTTAATTAAGAGTTTGATAATATCTTTACAAATACTATGCTGATGTATACATACATAATGTAGAGCAGTATTACCACTTCTTCCTTGAATATTTATATCAGCACCAGCTTTAATCAAGAGTTCAACACATTCTTTATGATTATTATAAGCTGACCAATGTAAAGCTGTATAATCACAATAATTTTGTTTATTTACATCAGCACCAGCTTTAATTAAGAAATTCATCAATTTGGTATACCCATTTTTAGCAGTATCAAACCACAAATCATTTGAAGACCAAACTAATTCTATTTCTTCTGTACTTAAGTTGTGTAAGTTCAATAGACAACTGAACTTTGATTGACTTTCTTGAGTCAAAAAAGAGAACACATTGTACCAGATTTCTGTTGGTAAGTTCATTTGTTTATGTAAAAAAATAATAGTTCAATTTTATTCAACAACAATAATATTATCTGTATCTTCTGTATTGAATGTTTCATTATACATTTTTTCTTCAATACTATCCTTTATAACAAATCTAACTACTTCTAGATTGCGTGTTTGTCCAAGTCTAAAACTTCTAGCAATCGCTTGGGCTTCGATATCTTCTCTATGTTCCTTTGTTCCACCAACTGGATTAACAATAACAATCTTATTTGCCTTTGTTAAATTAGTACCATGACTAGCGTATGAAGAACTCAACATAATTAGTCTATGATCTTTAGTATGATTGAATCTTCTAATTGCTGCTTCTCTTGAAGCTTTATTTCCCTTACAAACTGCAGTTTTAATACCATAAGTTTCTAGTAACTGTCCAATTCTATTCATTATATGTTCCCATTCAGCGAATAGAATAATGTAATTCTCAGGATCCTTAAGAGTTTCGCGAATATACAAAATAAGTCTTGCAATCTTAGATCCAACCTTCCTGTATAGTTGTGCATATTCAGAATTATCTTCTTCAATTTCTTGAGTTGCTGTCTGACTTACTACATAAACATCATCACGTGCAAGAGATTTTCTACAAGTAGGGCACAATCTATTATTGCCTGAATTCAGTGTTTCATTAATACATTCAGTACAGAAGATATGTCCACATTTTGTCATTGACATAGATTCTTCTATATTTTCTGAATCTTCACCAATAATACCATAACAAATCGGACATTCAATACCATCATCTCCATGCATAATAGCATTAAGATTATCATAATACTTCAATGATGATTCAAGAGTATCAACTATATCTTGTCTTTCATTTTTCTTCTTTTCTAAAGTTTTGTATTCTTTTTGTAAATCTGAAATAATATTATCAGAAAATCCAAGATTAATTGCATTTTGAAGTTCCATTTCTTTTTGATTGAAATGGTTTTTATAAAAGGTAAGGTCATTCTTATTTTTTATTAAAGGTTGTTCAATGTTCTTCCTCATTTCTTTAATAATATCATCAAATGACTTACATTTATCTAATTCAGTTGGTGTAAATGGCGAACAACAGAATTGTCTTAAGAAAGTTTCTCTTGCCCGTCCTGTAATCTTTGATTGATAAATTAGTCTCTCTTGTTTTGTAAATTTAACCCAAATAGTCTTTTCAATAATCTTAATATTTTTTAGTGGTGTTTCGGCTATTGTACTACTAATAGTATTACGTCGAAAAACATTTTTACTAAGTAAATGATAAATTGCTTGTTTGTTTTTAAACAATAATCGTGATTCTTTATAATTTTTTGTTAAAAATCCTATGATATTCTGCAAATTATCTATATTTTCGAATGGAGTGCCTGAAAGACACCATCTAAACTTACTATCGAAAAACTGACTTAAATACCATCTTGCATGATAATTTCTTCCAGCCATCCATTCCTGGCATTCATCAAGAATAATTCTATTCCATCTAAAATGCAATAAATTAGCATATGACTTGTCTAATAAATTAAAGTCTCCACAAGTTTCCTCAATAAAAATTCTCGCAGCCTTTTCATATTCAAGCTGAGATTTATTTCTACTGTATCTATTACTTTCCGAACCATAAACATAATTAAACATGTTATTCAATTGATCATTCATTGATTGATTGAATAAGTACTGGTAAGTAGTGATAACAAAGTCGGCATTAATAAGGTCTGCGTAAGTATATTTTCTATAATCACGGACATCAGAAATACAGATAATTACTGGCTTAAAATTTTTCTTGAAATTAAACTTCTCAATTTCACCAGCCCATTGCCTGCTAATATGATTTGGTACCATAATAAGAGAAGCACGAGATTTAATTCTGTTTCCAGACATGGGTAACCTTTTTTCCTTTCTATATGTTTCAAGATCAATTGGTTTAGGTGTCTTTGCAATACATAATGTAACAGCACAAGCTGTTTTTCCACAACCCATCTCATCAATAAGAGCACCACCATAAAATCTAAAAGTTTTATTTTCTATTAGTTTATTGTTAAATAACTCAGTTTTGGGATCATAATATACCATTTCTTTACCATCTTTGGACAGTATTTCCAAGTATTCATGACTAGTGTATTCTAAATCCATTTTACTTAACTCTTTTTCTAATGAAATCATCCATTGAACATTATGATTTTGAAAATTCATTAAGTTCGGATATGGTTTCTTTTCTAGTATTTCATATTCAACTGGTTTCATTAATTTTTTAATTAATTTTTTATAAGGAATGACATTAGTAACATATTGTTGATTAAAATGTTGATGTAAATAATTTTTAAGTAATGGTCTGCATTTGAATCCTGTTTTATTTCTTACTCTCTTTAATAACTCATCAGTATTGATTCTATATTCGATATAGATAATAGCAAGATTAGTTCTTTGTTGTTCATTAATTTTATATACTCTAAATTCGTATAAATTACCTTCATTTTGTAAGACTTGTATATCATATTTTTTATACATGTATATGATATCTGTTTTAATGTATGTATTATCACTAATTTTATATATCCATAAATCTCCAGATGAATCAATTGTATAATTAGAAGTATCAAGATCAACAGCACTTACACCGTTAAAATGATACGCTAAAAAATTATGCCAAGATTCCATTTTGGGTATGTAAATTATTTATATCTAAATCTTTAAGATGATACAATAAAATAGAATTGTATAATAAATGAAGTGTAAAACTTGTAATGCCAGAGCTATTATTATATTTGCTGAAGAAAACAACGAAGTTATTGCTAAATATGTTTGTTTTTGTGGAAAGAAAAAAGTAGTGGAAAAAATAGAAAAAATCAAGACAAATATTGATTTAAATCACTACAAATCCAGTCTTGATTCATTAAAAAAACGCCAAACTAAATTGAAAGAAGAATTAAAGAAAAATCTTGAATTAATAAAGAAAAAACCTGAATTAGCAAAGACTATTGAGAAAACTTGGGAATCATTGACTGTTGTTTCTACACAAATTGCTGAAATACATAAACTAAATGAGAAATATCAAGAAGAAAGTTTGAAATTCCCTTATGAATAAAAATAGTAGGGCGTTTAAAACGTTTACGTTTAAATAGATATATAAAATATAATAATTAATATCAATGGGGAAATTCACACCATTGAGTGAGATTAAAAAAAGTCTTGATACTCTCGATGACACAATGAGTATCGGTATGGAAACAGAATATGAATCCGATTCTTCTGCAATAACTCTTCCTGTAACAAAAAAGAAACCAACAAGTATTTTAAAAGAACTACCTTCACAAACTGAAACTCCAGAAGAAAAACCATCTGGAATTATGACTGTATTAAAGGATATTCTTATTTGTGTAGGTGCATTTATTGCTGTCGCAAATCCTTATGCCATTAAAAAAATTTTAAGTGTTGAATCATTGGCTTCTTTAACAGTTATAGATTCTGACGATATTAAAGAAGTAGTAACAAAAAAAATAAATTGGAAGGGATTTATAGCACAAATTATTGGATTTATTGTTGTGCTTATTATATTTAAGTTGTTAGCTTATTGTGGTATATTCTAAAAACTTATTTCATCCTTATTTTCTGCTATAATTTTGTTTATAAAATGATAAGCTTCCATATACTTATCAACTGTATTAGCCCCTTTAATACTAATTATACCAGAATTCTGAATAATAATTGTGACCTTTCTTCTTTTTACTGGTCCAGTAGTATCATTCGAATAATAATATACTCGAACACCTGGATATCTTTGAGGTCTATAAAGTGCAAATACTTTATATTTTTGTCTGATTAAAGCTGCTATTTTTGTTCTATTAATTGATGAAATTTTGACTTTATATTGAATAGTATACATTGTATCTTCTATTCTAATTTTCGGATCAAACTCATCAGAATCACCTATATTTTTTTTGAAAGTTGAATCAGGAATATCAGAGAAAAACTTATTTAGAATCATTTGAAGTATTAATGGACCTTCATCTGTATTTTTGCAACCAGGAATATGAACAGATCCAGAACAGAATATTTTTGGTTTGACAAATCTTTCTTTTAATTTGAGTATAATTGTTAAGCAATTATAAAAACTTGTATTATTGTTACCTTGCTTTTTTACTTTTTTATTATGAACATCCCCCTTTGTTTTTTCATTAAATTTAATACCAACAAAAGTATTGTCTACTGGGAATAGTTCAAATAATTTTTCCAGGTTGAGTTTAGTTCCCAACGAACCACATAAATTAATCATACCAATTTTAAGAGGTTGTTCAATTATAGCATCTTCCATATTTAAAATAAAAAGATATACTTGATTAATTCAATTTTAATGTGTATTGTCTTTAAGTCTTTAAATACTCTTTTTGGTTTCTGTTGTACTACCGAATCCACGATCACCACGTTCAGTTTCAGGCAGTTCGTCTACAAATTCAATTTCAATAGGTTTTCCATCGAAAGCCACAAGTTGGAATAAGGCTTCACCCTTTTTAATATAACAAGATTCGTATTTTCCAAAGATATTGATAATCAGAAAAGATCCGTACAAGTTAAGTAGAATAGCCAACCAGATAGGTGTAATATTTGTAGCAATAATAGTTAACCAAGCAAATACTAGCACAAAGCTTTTAAGTACATTTACTGGATTTGTGATTGAATTGAAGAATTGAACAGGAGCTTTAATTGTTCCTGTATATCCTGGATCAATTAATCCAGTACAGTTAAGGAAAATTAATCCAAGTTTTTTCCAGATACTACTGCGCGGCATCAACATATATGCATGACCTTCTGGACTATAACACTGAATACCAAGATCAATGAGATGCGGATTTCCTGGTTGAATTTCTAAATCATCAGGACAGAAAATATCAAATCCTGCATCATCACTGTATTGGTGACTTTCAGTTTCGTAAAAGGATCTTACACGATCATTGCGGCATTTCATCAAAAGCTTCATTATAAACTTTTTTAGGTATTAATGTAAAAAGGAAATCAATTTTTAAGATTGTTTTGTGACAAAACAGAGTATGATTACTGTAAAAAATATTTAAAGAACAAACCAATGAACAATTAAATGATGGATCCACCTGTTGTACAAAAGAAAAGAGGGAGAAAACCCAAGGAAAAAGAAAATATTGAACCGAAAGAACCAAAGAAAAGAGGAAGAAAGCCAAAGAATAAAGAATTAGAACCAGAATTAGGTAATTTGGCTCTGACAAAAAATAAAAAAATGAAAGCTAGGATTCAAGAAACCATTATTGGATTAAAAAAGAGAGAACTTGATGCAAATCAAAAATTAATGACTAATTTGATTCTTCATATTCCTATTAGAAGCATTGATCTAAAACAATCCGGCGAAATATTTAATGCTGCCAATAAACCATTGCGATTTATTACAGATAAAATAGCAAAAACACCAGAAAATGTTATTAATTTTGATGCATCTTCTGAAAATATTAAAGGTGGATTACAAATTCGTCCTGCTGTTAATAATTCAAACTTCAATACAGGTCTTCGGCGTCTTAAGAAAAATAACTGGCCAAGAACTACAGATATAAGATGTTGGTGGTGTACTTATCAATTTGAATCAACACCATGTAGTATTCCTTATAAGTATAATGGTGACGAATTCCTTGTTTATGGTTGTTTTTGTAGTTTTGAATGTGCCATGGCGCATATTGTTGACAAAGTTAGAGACAAAAAATGGGAGAAAATTGCTTTACTTAATATGATGTATAGAGTTATTAATGGAAAAGATGAAACTATTGAACCAGCACCACCAAAAGAAATACTTATTGATTATGGTGGAAAAATGACTATTGAAAAATATAGACAAAGAAGTTGTACAAAAATGATTTCTTATGATATTGTTATTCCACCTATTGTTAGTTTACAACCGCAAATAGAAGAACGAAACATTCAAGACAGTATTAACCAAATGGAACGTATTCCAATGATTGGTATGGGAAGTGCGATGGATGATGGAACAGGTCAACCTAATAAATTGGTTACTGTGAGAAGAGGAAGACCTATTGCAAATAGCAAGAAATTCCTTAAACATTTCACTAAAAAGACTAGTTAATCCATTTAATTGATATATAAATAAAACCGAACAAAAATGAGATTGGCAAAACTGAATGTGTAATAAATTCAGTTAACTCTTTTTTAACTATTATTTTTTGTATGATTTTATTATTATTTATTTGACATCGATTAATTATTGATTCGATATCTGACAATTTCAGCTTGTTAAATAGATGATATGTATTAGTTATTGTCAATATTTTTTTAATTATAAAAGGATTACTGGTTTTGATTATTAGTTGTTTATAATCATTCAAATCGAGTGGTATGATGTCAAGAATATTGACGTTCAATTTATTGATATTATTCTTTATTTCATTAAATATTAGTATTTTTTCTTCAGTATTAATTGCGCCACAATTAATCATTAATATTTTAGTAGTTGTATATTGATTAGCTTTAATTGCCTGACAAATTAATTGAATAATTTCTTTTTGTAATAGTATATCTTTATTGATACATTGGTTAAAAACATTTTTTGCTACTTTAATAAAATTATTTCTAATCAATGTATCCAAAATTTTATAAGTACTCAATGTCTTAGTATCAATAAAAATCAAACACATTTTTGTTAACGTGTCAATAATTGTTTTTTGAGAAGATATATTATTAACTAGTATTTCTCTTACATCTGTATCTGATAATTCAAGAAAATCATATTCTTGATCAGAGTTCATTTATGATATATAAATAAAAAAATAGATAAATTACAATTAATTATTATTTAGTATATCGAAGTATGTATAAGCTTGAAGAAAGGCATCACACAAATCATCACGTTTTCCTTTATTATCATCAAGAAATTTGTTCCATTTTGTGTTAAGTAGTGTACGTGCTCTTTGCACAGAAACATCTTTTCTTTGAGCATAACCCTTTTTCTTAGTTGAATTACTGAATAATTGATTTATTTTCTCTTTCTCAAGCTTCGTGGATCCACGAAGCTTATGTTTTGAACTAACCTTTTTGATTGATTGTATTTTTGCATTCGAATCAACAATACCGCGAATACCAAAATAAGTTGATAATATTGTTTCTATAGCTTTCATTTTCGAATTCTTTGTCGGTTGTTGTTCAATTAAAATGTAGTCTGCTTGAAGAAGTTCTGGATATTGATCCAGTGTTTTTGTTAAAGTAGTTATTATTTCGAGTTCTGAAATTTTTTTAACATCACGTTCTTTTATTTGTTTGCATCTTATGTTAGTAGGTTGATGCATTTTACAATAACCTAGTTTTTCTGTTCGATATACTGTAGCGCTGCGTTTGCATCCGTTACATTTTAGTTCTTTTAATTCAGTTGGTATGGGAAAGAGATTGATATTCTTCCAAAATAGGATTTTAAAGCGCTTACTGATTGTATAAATGAAGATCGATTGACATAAATCGTTTAATTCAATATAAATATCTTCTGGTAAATACTTTTGAAGTTTATTGATTTTCTTGCGAATTTCAGAAAGTTTGTTAAGTATTTCTTTTTCATTTATCTTTTCTATTTGAATAGAACAAACAGCTAAATTTTTAATACCGCAATCAAACGAAACTATTTTCATTTTCTTAAAGTGCGATTTTTCTTTTAAGATTGTATTACTTTACTAAATAAATGGCAGACGGGCGTTCAACAAGATCTTCACAAAGTCCTAGTCGTTATAGTAGTGGAGATGATGTGGAAGTTGATGAAAGGATTTTATTTGGTATGAATAAATTGGTAAATAAAATTAAAACAAGAGAAACCCAAAGTGTAAAAAGTAGTAGAAGTAGGGATTCATTAAAAAGCAAGAAAAGTGAGCGTAGTAAACGTAGCGACCGTAGTAAACGTAGTGCAGTTATTCCTCAATTTCAACAAAATTATGATACAACTGATATATTGTCATTAGGAAAAAAATCATCACGGTCCCTTAGGTCCCGTAAGTCCAATAAATCTAATCTTGATTTTCATCAAAAAGATCCTGAAATAAGATCTTCAAGAAGTAAAAAATGGTCAAAGAGTTCAGGTCAACCAAGAGAAGAAGAACCTAGAAGAATGCCTGAAGTAAACACAGATTCATTGTTTGATTTCTTCGGTACTGGTAAACCAATTGATATGGATAAAGTTAGTTCACAACCTTCATTTTTGAACAGATCTCAATCAAAGATGAGTTCAAGAAAATCGAAACAAATGGACGAAGACTTAAGACATCTTGATCAATTTATCGAACCAACAATTAAACCTAAAACAAAGGAACAAGAATTAGATGAAAAAATAGAATTATTAGCTGAATGGGATGAATTAGCAAAGAAATCTAGAGATAGAAACTTGAAAAGATTCACTATTGATAGTGATTTAGAAGAGATTCGTCTTGAAATTAAAAAGGTTAAAGCACAAAAGAAACGTGAAAACGCATTGAAATTTATGGGACTCATGACTTACACTGCAGCCAAAGGTGTTGAAATGATGTTTGATAAGATAGAATTCGTTAATGTTGATCTTAATGGTTGGTCTGGTGCGTTGAAACATAATATGTCCGATTTTGATGAAGTATTTGCTGAACTTTACGATAAATACAGAGGTTCTGGTAAGGGTCTTCCACCTGAGGTACGTTTCCTGTTTTTGTTCTTGACTAGTGCTGTACAATTTGTTATTATGAACAAGGCTCCACAGGCTATTGCTGATTTCTTGAATGCTGGTTCTGCAAAATTCCAACAACCACAGAATATGAAACGTGGTCCACCACCACAACAATCAAGAAGCGGAGGAGGATATAGAGAAATGTCTGGTCCCGATATTGAAGGAGATCCTGAATTAGAAGAACTTCTTTTCGATCTAGAAAAAAGAAAAGGAGAAAGAATGGGTTGAAAATAATTAAAACACATTTTTTTGTATATTTATTTTAATAAGAATGTTAACTATTGAGGATCTTCATAAAGAAGATATAATAAAAGAATTTGAAGTATTAAAATCTTATGAAAAAATATTAGATTGTTGTCAAGAGGAAATTCAGTACACTCATAGATATAATAGAAAAGATAAAATGCTATTTAATGTACCACGTGGTGTTCCTGATGAACCAGAATACGAATTTGTGGCATGTGTTATATATATAATCAAAGCACTGCGCGATTCTGGATTTTATGTTAGATTTGTTAGACCGCATTTTATTTATGTTTCTTGGGCAAATCCTAAAATTGCTGAAAGAAGAATGAATGAATTAAAGGCTTTAATCAAAGAGGATTACATGACTCATAAAGCTTTTGGGATTAGTCAAAACAAAAAAGTTATTGCTGGTAAACCAGTTAAAAGAATAACATATAAAAAAATTAAAAAGAGATAATTTAAAATTTTGTGCTTTGATAAATTACTTGTTCATCACTATTTTTAGCTACTTGATTTGGTTTATAGCCAAAGAAGTTTCTGGCATTAATATTAGCACCCGCATCAAGTAAAATATCAATACAATGATGATGATTATAAAAATATACATAATGAAGTGGTGTATTGTCTTTTATATCTTGAATATTAACATTAGCACCAGCATCAAGTAATAATTTAATACTATTCTTTAATCCATGTTGACACACGTAATGAAAAGCTGTATTACCATCAATGTCTTGAAAATTAATATTGTCAATTAGTCTAGAATTTAGTAAACTTTCAATAATTGTTTTTTGATTAAATTTAGCTGCTAATAATAATGCTGTATAACCATTATTAGATTGTATACTCACATTAACACCAGCTTTAATCAAGAGTTCTACAATTTCTTTATAACCATATCTACTTGCTTCATGTAGAGCTGTTTTACCATAATAATTTTGAATATTTATGTTAACACTACCAGCTTTAATCAAGAGTTCAATACATTCTGTATGACCACGAATACTTGCCCAATATAGAGCTGTATTACCATCATTGTCTTGAATATTTAAATCAGCACCAGCATTAATCAAGAGTTCAACAATTTCTTTACGACCATGAATACTTGCTAAGTGTAGAGCTGTATAACCAACATAAAGTTGAATATTTACGTTAACACTACCAGCTTTAATCAAGAGTTTTATCAATTTCGTATACCCTTTTTCAGCACTTTCAATCAACAAATCAATTGATCTATGTATCAATTCTATTTCTTCTGTACTTAAATTGTGCAAGTTCCACAAACAACTGAACTTTGACATACTTTTTTGTGTCAAAAAATAGAACACATTGTACCAGAGTTCGTTAGGTAAGTTCATTTTGTGGTATAAAAAATAATAGTAAGATTAATCATTTTTTATTTACCAACAGCACCACGCATTCCATCGAGAAGCATACGTAAAACAAGTGCTACAAGTAAGATAAGAAATGCATTTCTCCAAAATTCCGCATCTTTGTTAGTTCCACATCCACATTTATTTGTTCTTCGTCTATTATTTCCAAAATGTTCTAATTCTTGCCAACCTGTTCGTGCTTGTTCGTAGTCGGGATTATCAAAAATAGTTACTTTATGGTCTCCGTAAAACAATCTATCAATATCTTCACCATAATTTTCTTTACTTGGTTTACTGATTCTGTAACCGCGAGCCATTTGTATATATTAATTGTACAAAAAAAGGTTGAGTTTTTTACGAAGTTAAGACCGTTTCTTTCCACGACCACGGGATTTCTTACGACTCTTTGTGCGACGACGTTTTTTCTTTGATGCACTGCGTTTACGACGTTTTGGACTAGCACGACGCTTACCACGTCCACCACCTTCTTGAGTAACAACTATTGTTGGTACAGGTGCTGCTTTTCCAGCCTTTACTTGATCAAGTTCTTTTTGCAATTCTTTTGTTAAACTTACATTAGCTTTAAATCCAGCTTCTTTACGAGACAGCTGATTTTTGAGAATCTCAACTTCCAATGCTTCTAAATGCATATTGGCAATTGAATTCCAAACTAAAAGAGCCATACTTGCTTTTCGGGGATCATTCAAAATAATAGATGGAGAATTTCCACTAAGTGTGGTTTCAATATAATCTTTCAAGGTTTTGTAAGCTTCAGTATCAACATTTTTCATTGATTGTGGTGCTACAGAACCAGCCAAAATAAGTGAAGTAAGTAAATAAGCATTATCCTTTTTCTTGAGAATATCTAATGCATCAAGACGATCTCGTTCCAGAATATCAAAATTCTTTGTGTACTCATCTTCAGTACATGACAATACAACAGTACCATAGTTCTTATATTTATCATCCTTTTTATCTTGACTTGCGGATTCAGTTATCAATTCTTGCCAATTACTTAATACTGAATGAATTCCACTAGCAACATTAGCAAAATCGCTTGCATTTCTGTTACTCAAACCAGCTTTACAAAGTTGGTCAATAACAGAAAAATCTTTTCCAATATTCTTAAATGGGGTGTCATCAGACATAATTACTTATATATTAGGCTTACAAAAAAAGCTGTAGTTTTTTAACGGACAGACATTAACAAAAAAATGATTAATCTTATTACTTTATCACAATTATGGATTTACCTAACGAACTCTGGTACAATGTGTTCTCTTGCTTGACACATAAAAGTCAGTCAAAGTTCAGTAGTTTGTGGAACTTACATGATTTGAATATAGAAGAAATAGAATTGATGCGGTATTCAATTAATTTATGGTTTGATACTGCAAGAAAAGGATATATTAAATTAATGAAATTCTTAATTAAATCTGGTATTAACATAAATAAACAAGAAATTGGTGGTTATACAGCTTTACATTGTGCAAGTATTCATGGTCGTAAAGAAATTATTGAGCTCTTGATTAAAAATAGTGCTAAAATAAGGATTCAAGACTATTATGGTTATACAGCTCTACAAGAAGCAAGTATTCATGGTCATAAAGACTGTGTTGAACTCTTGATTAAAGCTGGTGCTATATTAGATATTCAAAGCAATTTTGGTTATACAGCTTTACATTGTGCAAGTATTCATAATCATAAAGATTGTGTTGAACTCTTGATTAAAGCTGGTGCTGATGTGAGTATTCAGACTAATGATGGTTGTACAGCTCTGGTGTTTGCAATTAGATATGATCATAAAGACTGTATAGAATTATTGATTGAATCTATTACTAATTTGAACAATAGATAAATTATTTGTATTGAATAAACTTAATTAGATTTTCTTTTGTTCTTTCTTCATTAAATACCTTTTTATTTTTTCCAGAAACTTTAATTAAAGTTGGATATTTTGTTACATTATATTTCTTACACATAGCTTCTTGTTCATCACTATTAATTTCAACCATATTTACATTAGTATTTTCTTGTTTTAACTCATTCCATAGTGGAAAGAATTTTTTACAATATCCACACCATGGGGCATAAAAGTAAATAATAGTTGTGTTTCCCTTTCTTTGTTGCATATCCCATCCGTGCATAATTATTGCTACAATTCCAAGAAATACTGCAGCAAAACCAAGAGCTATTGCAAGTTTGATCATTTATTTAATGAATGAAAAAATTGATTCAAATATAGTTTTTTTATATAAATAATATGGATTTACCTAACGAACTTTGGTACAATGTGTTCTCTTTATTAACCCAACAAAGTCAAAGTAAATTTAGTTGCTTATGGAATCTACACAACTTAAGTACAGAAGAAATAGAATTGATACACCGTTCAAATAATTTGTGGTTTGACACGGCTAGTAAAGGATACAGTAAATTGATGAAACTCTTGATTCAAAATGGTGGTGCTAATGTGAATATTCAAAGCAATTTGGTTATACAGCTTTACATTGTGCAAGTATTCATGGTCATAAAGAAATTATTGAATTGTTACTCCAATATGGTGCTGATCCAAGTATTAAAAATAATGATGGTATTGCAATTAATGAATCGGAATAAAAAAAATATAGAATTAACAACTTATTGTTCGGCAATTTGTGTCCATAAATTGTTAATTTTATCATTTAATTCTGATTCATTAATTGCAATAGTATTTTGCAATTCTTCAATCTTCTTTGTTTGGGTTTCAAATTTTCTTTGTACAGCAATTCCAATACTCTTCTTCGCGATTTCTTCAAATTTATCATTCTGTTTTGTAACAGTTGTTTCAACAACGTCAATTCTTTTTTCAAGAGTATCAAGTCTATTCATTAGCTCTGTCATATGATCGTTCAATAAACTTGTGATCTTAATCATTTCTGCATGAACACTTAAAATAAGTCCATTCGAAGACGATTCTTCTTTTTGTTGTTGTTGTGTACGTGTATGTGATCCAAATCTACGATTGTAACGTCGCGACTTGTTGAATTGATTGACATGAGTGGTCATTGGACTTGTTTTTTCTTCGTCTGACATTGCTACAATAGAATCCGGACTGATTGGCGAACTAATTTTCGGGATGTTGATTGCAAGATTTCTTTGAGACATTTTTCGCGAGATTTCGGTACGTGTTGTGTAATTTAATTGTTATTTTATTCAATTTTTTCTAACTGAGCAACCAACATTTGTCTTTCAACTGGAGATAAACCAGGTCTTCTTAATTTAATTATCAAATCATCTTTTGCAGAAATCTTTTCACTTGGAATAGGTGTATAAAGCCATTCTTCAATACTTTGTGATCTTTTAAGTTTTGGTTTTTTAGGTGGTGTTTGACTGAACCAATATCCTACACTTGTAGCAACAACACCACTAATAAGCAAAACTACTGATAAAGTTGAGAATCCATATTCTGGATCAAGGAAAACTACAACAAGACTAAGTAGCAACAAAATTACACCAAGTAAAGCAAGATATTTCATATTACCTGGCGTGTTCCAGATATAATATGTTGCTGGTATGGATAATCCAGAAAATAATGCTGGCGGGATTAATGCTAACATTATATATTTCTTCAATTACAAAAAAAAGATAATCAAAAATACTCAGAAATTAAAGAAAACTCTACGTTTAACTTGTTTCCAATTAACACCGGGATTTCCCTGTACAGTAGGATCCACAAGAAAAGATGGACCTACTTGATTACTCATATTTTCAAATGTCCCTTTAGTATAACATCTTATTACCTCGATACCAAGATAAAGTGCAATCAATGTTAAAATAGTTATAATGATCAATAACCAACACTTCATACTATAACTTATTCAAGGATTTTATCTTTGACCTTTACGTGCTTTCTTAATTGCATGTTCCAAATCTTTATTGCGGTTTTCTTGCTCTTCTTCCATTGCAGCGGCAACAGAAGACTTATACAATTCATGAACAGCGTGCATCATGAATTTACCAACATTACTCATAACATAACTAATAAATTCATGTGGCAAGTTTTCTTCAATACCAGGTTTGTGAACAAGCTTAACATCGAAACCCTTACCTTCATTTGTATCTTTGATAAAAATCTTAATGAATTCAACACCTAATTGATCATCATCTTTAAATTCAACAGATGTGTTTTCTACAAGTTCTGGTTCAATAACTTGTGGTGGTTCTTCGACTTGTGGTGTTTCGTCACTCATTTGCATGTATGTATGTATGATTTATATATTTATCTTTAAACACTTTTAAAAGTAAATTGATGATGTTGATTAAAGATGACTGATACAATAATAAGAGTTTCATTAAATACAATAAATAGACCAATTATATTATCATCAAATCAATTACTCGCAATTAATTCATTTATTTTTAGAGCTATAATTTTGAGCATACCCACACTAATAATTTCATTTCAGTATAACAATGCTTATTGTGGACAAATATCGAAAATTATAGGAATTATGAACATCACATTAAGTCAATGGTTATTCTGGATAAATATCATTGAAATTATAAGAAGTTACTTATTGATTTTAGTACTTTTAGATAAATCATATTTAGTGTTAACAAGTATTTTTGATACAATTATGTATCCATTAAAAATAGGTTTATTTATTGGAGGTTCAATTATTGTTTTCGTTTCAACAGAAACATGTTTCTCGGAAGCATTTATTTTATGGATTGTGTCATTTATGAATTTGATCAGTCTTATGGGAGATATTGCTTCAATGAAAATAAAAAATAAATAATATAATTAAATTTAAGCATCAGTTAAGTAAACAAGTTCTCCCTTAACAGTATATGTGGTTCCATCAACAAAATCAATTGAATTTTGTACTATAAGTTCGGAAGGACTACTGGAAGGATCGATGCGCAATGCTCCATGATTCATGCTTGGAGGAACAGTAAATCCAACATCCATAATAGTGTTGTTAGTATAAACATTATCCGCTGCAGCACTTAGTGGAAGATTTCCTAGAGTTACTGTTCTACCTGCTGCTCCAGGAGGACTGTATACAAACTGCACATTAAGAATAATAAATACTTGATTTCCAACACGTTTGTACATTGTACCGACGGAACTAAGAAGCTCCGTATCAATACCATCTACAACACTTGGTGACCAATCTTGCCATTTAGTATAATGAAGTAACAAAGAATTAGGTGGATCAGGTCCAATCAAAAATCCCTGAGGTGCTCTTACAACTCCTTGATTGCGAGCAATACTATTTTGTTTGACATTATTAATTGACATTATATACAATTTATGGATAAAAAAATGTTCTATTTTTTTAAGATTTATAAACAAGTTGTGCTTCGACCGTGTAGACTTGACCAGAGACCAATGGATTGCTATTAATAATATCAAGAGCAACGCTAGATATCGCTGGATCAATTCGTGCAATACAGAAATCTCCAGTAATCAGTGGTCCATCAATATTACAAAGATTACTGTATTTTGCACCACCAGCTGCTTGAACAGGGAAACCTGTAATCGTAACAGTATTTGTGTCAGCACCTGGAGGAGTATAAGTAAATTCTAAGTTAATGTTAAGATATACTTTGTCTGCAATTTTTCTGTATTTTACACTTTGACTCGTTGGATCAACAGTTTGTGTTGATGGATCGAATGCTGCTTCCCATTCAATCCAGTCAGTTTGACTATCAAGATTAGTATTAGTAATGAAAATACCTCTTGATGCTCTAACTAATTTACCAAAGTAATTTCCGAGAGATGTTTGAATACCAGCCATTTGTATATAATACTGAAATAAAAAAAAGATAAATAGAGAAAATTATTCATCAACTTTATAAGTTATTTGACCCGAAATAACTGTTGTTAATGGAGAAGCTAAATAACCTACGGGAGATCTAGTTGTAATTTGTGTTTGACTAAGACCTGGATCAATTTCTAATCTTCCAAAAGTATTTGCATCAGGACTTCCGACGTCTTGGAATGAAATAACACATCCGTTCCAATATTCTGCTGATTTACTTGCAGGAACTGGGAGTCCATCAAAAACAATTGCAGGTCCACTAGGTCCTCCAGGATTATAAATAAAACTGACGTTAAATAGAACTGTGACCATATCACCAATTCTTTTATATTTGGTTCCACTAGTGCTAATGAGTGGATCAGCTTGACCAGATACAACTGTTGGTACCCAATCGACCCAAGGTGTATGTGCATCAAGGACATTAATTCCATCAACAGTAATTCCTCCCTTTGTAACAATCGTGTTGCCGAAGAAAGTACTTGTGCGTTGTGTAGTCATTTATTTATAATGTGAAAAAAAGTTGTTATAAAATTTTATTGTATAATTATCTTCGTGCTGCCTGAAGATTTTTGTATTTACGTCCTTGTGCAATGTCTTCCTCGCGTTGTAATTGAGAAACATTAATTATGCTTCTATCAAGACTTCCTGCTAAAGAACCTGCAGGTCCTGCGAACCCGAAAGCATAAGGACTCTCAAATCTCCAATGTCTGTTTGTGCTCTTAATATTAACGGGTGCCATAGTTTCAAAACCATTCATTGCGCTACAAAGAGATTGAACAATAAGTAAAATACCAATTCCAATTAAAACTCCTACTAAAAATCCAACATTGAATCCTTCTTCGTAACGATCTGTCATTATTATATATTTAATGCAGAAAAAAACCCTCTTTTTTATTGATCGTAAGCAAATAGTGATGTTAATGTAAGCAATTCAGAATCAACCAAGTATTGATTGAAACTATTTTTAAATGTAAAAGAATGAATATTTTCTGTAAAAAGTATGGTGTTAACTTCCCCATTTAGTTGTATACTGACTAATTGAACTTTTACTATCTTGTTTTCTAATTCCTTTAATTCTTTAATACATTCTTGCTCTTTGTCAGTAAAATTGTGGATATCGTGAGTAAATCTATCCGATTCCACACCGAATAATTTCAATTTAAATTTTTGTGGTTTGTTGAATACCTTAATTGCTGCCGTTACTAATTGCGGTGTATGAACAGCTAAAATTTTCGCATCGAAGATTTGTTTATTTAAAGCAAATTCCTCTAATTCTTCTTCTTTGAGATTTTCCAAATTAGAATTGAATATGTATGAGATATCATTTCCCATACTATTTGGTGCGAAAAAATACTTATAAAAAACAAGTTTTAATAATATAATGTGCATCAATGACTTCTTGGGCTGATATGGTTGATGAAGAAGAAGCTGCATCTTCTACTGGAGAATGGACTATTTATCAACCAAAGAAAAAATGTGTTGAATGTAATAAAATAATAAAGAAAAAATATACAAAATGTTATAATTGTTTTAACAAAAATCGTTCGGTCTCAAATAATCAAAAAAATTCTAAACAAAATATAAATAATAATGGCAGATTTAGAAAAAAATGGCGTCCAAAAACTGTACGTGGAAAACTTTCTCAAGGGATATCACATTGTTCTCAGCAATCAAAAGAACAGAGTACTGTGCAATCTAATGACACTAAATCCAGCTCAACAAAAAACTCTGTTGACCAAACCACCAAGAAATCGTAAACCATGTCCAGAATGTTTGACTGTACTTGAGATGGTTGAACTGAAACTCCCTGTTGTTGATACTGAGGAATATAAACGGGAACAAAAGAAACAAGAAATTGATGTTGATACTTCTTTGGTTAATAAAAAGGATGCATCAACTATTGTAATATAAAAATTGAAATATTTTTGTTCATTTTTTGTTTAAAAAAAATGGAAACAATCCAAGTTTTAGTCCAAGAATTTTTTGAAAACAATTCGAGTGTTACACTCAAAAGTGCTTCAATTGAAGACACGGATTTGAATATTATATTGAATTACAAAGAAAAGGAAGTATCATTTAAAATGATATATTCAAAAAGTTTTTGTAAAAATGATATTATTAGAATTGAACCAATTGAAAATGTTAATAATAATGATATTGATCTTATGAGAATAATCAATGCAATTGAAAGTAAAGGTTTTAAGTATATTGACAGTATATA